AATAGATATCAAGATTGGCGAAAAGACTTTGTCTTATTGAATAATGACGTTCTAGATATTAAATTAGATATAAAAGAAATATCAAAATTTGATTATGATTATTTTTTTATGTGTAGATCTTTTCATAATCACGAAGAGGGTAATTGGACTGCTCTTCAAACATACGATGCTATAGAAATAATATTACAAAATGATAAAAACAAAAAATAATTTTTTAAATAAAGAAGATTTTAAAAGTTTAAGAGACCCTATGTTAAGTCCAAATTTTCCATGGTATTACAATAATACCAAAGTTGATAAAGAAGGAAAAGATGATTTAAATAATTATCAACTAACTCATACATTTTTTTCTGACGGCAAAATTAATTCTGGCGCGTATAATTTAATAGAACCTATTTTACAAAAATTAAAGGTAAAAAAATTAATAAGAGTAAAAGCTAATTTAGTACCACGAACATTTAGAATACATAAATTTGAAGCACATGTAGATCAAGAAGAAGATTACAAAGCAGCCATCTTATATATTAATACAAATAATGGTTACACTTATTTTCACAATGGAGGAAGACATGGTTCAGATAAATTCGTAAACTCAAAAGAAAATACAATCGTATTGTTTAAAGCAAACCAAAGACATTATGGCACAACTTGCACAAATGAAAAAATTAGAGTATTAATAAATTTCAACTATCAATAAATCATGAATTGGAAAAAAAATAAATACACCGTAATTAAAAAAGCTATAGACCCAAGTATGGCAGAGTATTTAAAAAACTATATTTTGTTAAAAAGAAGAGTGTTGCAAACATTTATGACTACACAATATTTATCTGAGTTTAATACTGATTGGGGTACGTGGAGAGATCCACAAGTTCCTGGAACGTATTCTCACTATGGAGATATTGCTATGGAAACTTTATTAGCAACATTAAAACCTAAAATGGAAAAAGTCACTAGCACTAAATTATTTGAAAATTATTCTTACACAAGAATCTATAAAGTAAAAGATGAATTACTAAGACACAAAGATAGGTTTAGCTGTGAAATATCTACTACACTTAATTTAGGTGGTGATCATAAGTGGCCTATATATATTAATCCAAAAGAGGAGGAGGGTTATTACAATGAAACAACTGGAAAATATATACCCTCTAAATCTAAAGGTGTTAAAGTAGATTTAAATCCAGGTGATATGTTAGTTTATCGAGGTGATTTGTTAGAACACTGGAGAGAACCTTATACAGGTAATTATTGTGCACAAGTATTTTTACACTATAATAATACAGCAACTCCAGGAGCTGAAACAAATGCTTTAGATAAGAGGCCACATTTGGGACTGCCCTCAAAATTTAAAAGAGTAGAAAGAAAAATACCTAAGTAATGAAAGACTTTCCAATTGTTAGGATTGAAAATTTTTATAGTTTTAAAAAAGGCGAACAAGCTAGAGTTCGACATAATGTTATAGATCAAATAAAACGAGCTGAATGGGATAATAACTATGTTCTTAAAAAAAATACTTTTACAAAAAAACTATATCAAAATTTTGTAAACACAGCTCAAAAACATTTAAACCCTTTCTCATTTCGTTCAAATAATTTTGATCATTGCTTTGCTGTTGCTTCTAATAAAGATTTTATACCTTCTGTTAATTGGCATAATCATATTCTGTCATCTAGTATAAACGCAGTTTATTATTTGCATATACCTAAAGACATGGAAGGTGGTGAAATAGAATTTAAAAGTAAACGAAAAGATATATTAAAGATAACACCCAGAACAAATGAGCTGTATATATTTCCTGGTTGGATGTGGCACAACCCCATAAATGTAAAATCAAAAGAATTAAGACTCTCTATTAACATGGAGATCTGCACTATGGAGAAAATGGACGATATTTTTAGCCTGTTGAAATAGCCTATAATCTGCTATAATGATGTGTTATGTTACAGAAAATAGGATTTCAGCCAGGTATTAATAAACAAATCACAGCAACTCAAGCAGAGGGTCAATGGATTGATTGTGATAATGTTAGATTTAGATACGGTATTCCAGAAAAAATAGGTGGCTGGAACCAATTAGGAACCTTAAATGAAAACGAATTAACAGGAGCAGGTAGAGGTCTTCATCATTTTGTTAATAGTTTAGGTAGAAGATATGCTATCATAGGCACTAATAGAATTTTATATGCTTATTCAGGAGGTGTATTTTATGACATACACCCTATTAAATCTACAACTACTCTCACAGGTGCATTTAGCACGGACAACGGATCAGCTGTTGTTACAATAAATTTTCCTAGTGGACATACAATCAATCCACAAGATATTATTTTGTTAGATAATTTTACTACAATAACCGGATCTAATTTTGGTGCATCAGATTTTGATAACAAAAAATTTATGGTTACAAGTGTTCCTAATAATACACAAATTAAAATAACTATGCCATCAAATGAATCTGGATCAGGAGCTGCAGAGTCAGGAGGTATTAGAGTACAGCATTATTATACGGTTGGATCTGCTGTTCAAGAAAAAGGTTTTGGTTGGGGTCTTGGTTCTTGGGGTGGAGAAGATGGATCAGCTGTAACTACAACATTAAATGGTGCTATTAACGATTCAACAACTACAATTGTATTAACTGATGCATCACAGTTTCCTAGTTCTGGAACTAGTTTTATAAGAATAGGAACAGAAGATATAAAATATACAGGTGTATCAGGTAATACATTAACAGGTGTAGAAAGAGGCAAAAGAGGGACAACTGCTGCATCACATAGTGATGGAGCAACCGTAACAAATACAACAGACTTTGTTGCTTGGGGTAAAGCTGCATCAGGTGACTTAGTATTAGAACCTGGTATGTGGTCACTAGATAATTTTGGTGATAGAGCAATTTGTTTAATTCATGATGGTGCTTG